CTGAGATAGCCAAGAGGAGAGAGGCCAGCCAGTTCAACTGTGCTCATTTAAAAGTGGAGACTATACATGATATTGTTGACTCTTTGTGGCTCTTGTTACAAGGGTGTGGAGTCGGGTTTACTCCTGTCGTTGGAACCCTCTCAGGATTTACAAAACCCATTGAAGAAATTGAAATCGTTAGGAGTAAGCGTACAAAGAAAGGAGGACATGAAGGAAACAAGGAAAGCTTTGATAGCGACACAGGCACTTGGACCATTACCGTTGGAGACTCTGCTGAAGCATGGGCAAAAAGTATCGGCAAGCTTTTGGCTTTTAAAGGGAAAGCTTCAAGGTTCGTTCTCGATCTCACCCAACTTAGACCAGCAGGACAGAGGCTCAGTGGATACGGATGGATCAGCTCAGGAGATGCGCCCCTCTCCAAAGCATACACAGCTATCGTTCAAATTCTAAACAAGAAAGCTGGACAGCTTTTATCTAAGATTGATATTCTAGATGTAATGAACTGGCTTGGAACTGTATTGAGTAGTAGAAGATCTGCTGAAATAGCCTTGGTATACCATGACACTCCTGAGTGGAAGCAGTTTGCTAGAGCTAAGAATGATTTATCTAAGACTCCGCACCGGAGTCAGTCTAATAACTCGGTAGTATTTTGGAGCAAGCCTGAGCAGGAAGATCTGGAAGAAGTGTTTAAAATTATTACGGAATCTGGAGGTTCCGAACCTGGAATTATCAATGGAGAAGAAGCTAGAAAGAGAGCTCCTTGGTTTACAGGTGTTAATCCCTGTGCTGAGATCCTCTTAGGTAATAAAAGTTTTTGTAATCTATCTGAAGTAGATCTTTCTAAATTCAAGAATGATTCAGGGGGTTTGGAAAGAGCTGTTTATTTAACTAGCAGGGCTAACTATAGACAAACCTTAGTTAACTTGGATGATGGGATTTTACAAAGGACTTGGCATGAAAACAATGAGTATCTAAGACTGTGCGGAGTAGGGTTGACAGGCATAGCTACAAGAGAAGACCTCAATGAATATGATTTTAAACGCTTAAAAAATGTTGCTGTTCATGGTGCATACTCTATTGCTGACGAGCTCGGTACACAACGTCCTAAAAATGTTACCACTGTAAAGCCGAGTGGAACATTGAGTAAGATAATGGATACCACTGAAGGCTGCCACAAACCAGCAGGACGTTATATATTTAATCATGTTAATTTTTCAGTGAACGATCCTATGCTTCCTAGATTGAGGGAAGCAGGCTATCAAGTTGTTACTAATCCTGTAGATGAACATAATGTTATTGTTACTTTTCCAGTTAAATGGGAAAATATAAGATTTGAAAAAGACGGAGATAAATATGTTAATCACGAGAAGGCTATTAAACAGCTTCAAAGATACAGATGTCTTATGGACTCTTACGTTGAACAGAACTGCTCGATTACTGTTACTTATAAGGCTGATGAAATACCGTCTATTATTGATTGGCTCCTCAATAATTGGAGCTCTTATGTTGGTGTTAGCTTTCTTCCCATTTGTGATACTCAAGAGGTCTATGCCTACTTACCTCAACAAGTGGTAACTAAGGAAGAATATGATGAATATATTTCACAGTTAAATCCGGTTGATCTAGATGAAGTAATGGGGCTCCATGAAATCGAGGATGACGAATGTTTACAAGGAGTTTGTCCAGTTAAATAATGAGTCCTTCTATAAAAGGACTTTTTTCAACCCTTTAGGAACAGTTTTATGAAAAAACATAATAAATTTGGTTTAATAATTACAGATGAGTTGTTGAAATTGCTAGGTGAAATGTTTCCTGATAAGCTTCCTCATGATCTTGTATCTGATAAAGAGATGAGTAGACTCATAGGACAGCAGGATGTAATTTGGTGGCTCAAGGATAAACAAGAAGAATTAATTCAGGAGAATTTAGAGCGAGAAGCTCAAGTTACTATTAAAACTTAAAGGAGACTAGGAATGTGCTAGAGCTATTGAATATCTTAATGTGTATAGGAGGAGGAAGACCAGCAGCTCCACCGCCACCCCCACCTCCACCCCCACCGCCACCACCGCCTCCGAGCCCTCCAGCTCCGATAGCACAGGTGACTACAGGACCAGCTAGGACAACAAAAGATGTTCAGGCAAAGCAAACAGCTAAGGGTAAAACCAAAGTTGCTAGGAGAGCTACAGGTAAACGAAGATTCCGAGTTCCTTTAGGTGGTGGACCTACTGGACTTAACATTGGATAATAATATGATTACATACGCTATTGTTTTTGTTTCTGTTTCCGTTGCCGTTTCACTATTTAGTATGCTACTAGGTCAGTAAGCGATGTGTGATCCAGTAACTGTAGGAATGACTGTAGCTGCATCTTCTGGAACCGCTGCTGGACTAGCTGCGGGTGCAGCCGTTGGTGCAGCTTGGGGTGTGGGTGTTAATGCAGTTACTAATATAGCTACCGGTCAAGGAGCTTTTGATAATTGGGGACGAGCTGCTGCGTTTGGAGCTCTTAGTGGTGGAATTGGAACCTATGCAACACCATACGCTCAGATTGCAGCTTCAGGTGCGCCATCATTTATGGGGTCAGTAGCTCAGTTTGCTGCTGCTAGTGCAAGTCCTCTGTCAATCGGTTTAAGTGCTGCTGCTGGTAGTTTAATGAGCATACCTCAACAGGATTACTCTCAATATTATCAACAAACTGCTTTTGATCCTATAGCTTACAACACTCAACAATCAGTAGTTACAGGATCAGGTGGAAGACAAGCCAGTGCTCTATTGGCTGAAGAAATTAACCGTGTTAAGAAACGCAGGGCAGCCCAAGCAGACGTAGGTGACATAGATCTTGCGACTTCACTTTCTAATACAGGATTACAAATAGCATAATATGGTAGAATCTATATCTAAAAAGTATTCAAGCTTAAGTCAACGTAGACAGTGGTTTCTTACTAGGGCTTGGGATGGAGCAGAGATTACTATACCCTTTATACTCCCTAGAAATTCTACTCTCGATCAGGATTTACCAACTCCGTTCCAAGGAATCGGAGCAAGAGGAGTAAACAACCTAGCTGCCAAACTCCTGTTAACTTTGTTTCCTCCTAATTCTCCTTTCTTTAAATTTCAGATAGATGATTTTACTTTAGAAGAACTACAAGCACAAAGGGCTCCGGTAGAAGAAGGCTTAAATGCTATGGAGAGAGCCGTCATGGATGAAGTAGAAGCAAAGGCCATGCGCGTTCCACTGAATGAATGTTTACGGCACTTGATTATCACTGGTAATGCTTTGATTCATGTTGACAAAAATAACAAGATTAGAGTCTTTCATCTGGATCAATATGTAGTAAGACGAGATCCTCAAGGTGATATGCTTGAGGTGATTGTTCAAGAGAAAATGAGCAGGGAGTTATACAAAGATATTTTTGGTAGTGCTCCTCCTAATGAAACAGGTCATGCTGCTGATTCTGTTGAAAAAGATTTAGACCTTTATACTGTAGTCAAACGAAGTAATAACAAGATCAAAGTATTCCAGGAAGTGCATGGTAAAAAGATTCCTAATACAGATTCTGTTTATCCGCTTGATAAAAACCCTTGGCTCCCCTTGAGGTTTTCTTCTATTGATGGAGAAGACTATGGGAGAGGATTTGTAGAAGAATACTTAGGTGACTTAAGATCTCTGGAAGGATTAGCCAAGGCTATCTTGGAAGGCTCTGCTGCTGCTGCTAGAGCTGTGTTCTTGGTTAGACCTAATGGAACTACCAAGTTAAAAACGATTTCACAAGCTCCAAATCTAGCGGTTCGACAAGGTAGTGCGGATGATGTGACCGTACTTCAGATGCAGAAGTTTAATGATTTCAGGGTAGCTCAGGAAACTATCAATCAAATTGAACGAAGGCTGGCAGCAGCTTTCATGTTAAACCAAAGCGTTCAACGTGATGCAGAACGAGTTACAGCAGAAGAAATCAGGTTCTTAGCTAATGAACTTGAGACTTCTCTAGGTGGTATCTATAGTCTTCTCTCACATGAACTTCAGTTACCTTTGATTAAACGTATTATTTCTGTATTGGAAAGAGAAAAGAAATTACCAAAGCTTCCTGAGGGAGCTGTAGAACCTGTAATCATCACAGGGTTTGAAGCTTTAGGTAGAGGGAATGATGCTAACAAGCTTGCTACATTCTTACAGACAGCAGCTCAGATACTAGGACCTGAATCAGTGCTCACTTACACTAATGCCAGCGATGCTTTAAAACGCTTAGGTGTTGGTTTTGGAATAGATATGAAGGGATTAATAAAACCTGAGGAACAAGTGCAACAAGAACGTCAGGCTGCTCAACAACAACAAGCGATGGCACAGGCTGGTGTAGCTGCCACACCTAATGCTGTTAACCAAGCAGGCGAGATGATAAGGGAGCGACAAGCAAATGCCGAAAACCAATAAAAAATCTGAATCTAGTATTACTTCTAAGACACAATTAAAAGATGTCGATAATACAATGGTTATCATGGAACAGAAAGCTAATGTCCAAGCAGGAAAAGGTGGAGGTTTACCATCAACGTATACCAAGATCAAACTTCCAAATGGAACAATAAAAGAAACCTATGGAGAGCGTTATGGCAGACCAACTGATAATTGAAAATGACGCTCCTCAGAGTGTTGAAGCACATGAAGCGGAGATGGCATCTAAAGCTGTTATGGCTGAGAACACGATTGACAAAGGTGTTGTTCCTCTGGAGGGTGAGGAGGAAAGCCAAACATTTAGGCCAGAAAAATTTCAGTCAGATGAAGCTTGGAGAAAAAGCTACGATGAACTGGAAAGAAGGTTTCATGGACAAGCCGAAGAACCCCAAGTAGAAGACAGTGACTTAAGTATTCCGGAAATGCCTGACGCTCCATTTGATATGGAAGCTTTACAACAGGAATATATGGAAACAGGATCTTTAACTGATAAAAGCTACAAGACTCTAGAACAAGCTGGTATCAGTAGAGACTATGCTGATACTTATATTGCTGGTGTTAGAGCTTTAGGAGAACAAATAGGAAACCAAGTGAAGAATTCTGTTGGTGGTAATGACACCTATGCTAACATGGTAGAATGGGCTCAGGCTAATTATACCTCTGAACAAATTCAAGCTTATGATAACGCTGTTAATAGTGGTGACACTCAGTTAGCTATGATTACAGCCAAGGG